AATACTATTTCCTGTGTAATTATGTGAAGCGGTATTAACTTCTGTATCTTCCTTGAAAAAAATACTTTTAAATCTGCCTGTGTGTGCGGCTGTGTCTGTAATTAGTTCACCGCCTAGTGCGTAATCTGGGTCTGCGTTGTACATAATTTAACTCCTTTTGATGGAAACATTGCCCGGCGAACTGATTCGCAAGCCTGTGAAATAGCGTTCAAATAATGGCGGAACGCGATCAGCGCCAGTTGATCCGAAAAAGTTTGGCGTTACATTTACAGATCCAACTTGAACATTAGAGAAATCTTCAAGACCACTTAAACCTAATCCATCCCGATTATTATTCAAGTAAACAGCCAATATTGCTTGCGCTCTTTTTACCTGATCTGGGATTTCTGTATCTGTAAAATAATCTGTTGATATACGAAAAGGAAAACCAACTGCATAAGTATTTACATAAGTATCAGGTTTCCTGACTCCTGTTCGCGGCCATTGTAAAGCCTGTGTATCTGTTGCCCTTGCTCCAAGAAATCTTTCGCGATCTATACGAACTGTAGCTGTGTATAAGGCGCGGTTTTTATTATCTGTTGTAGAACCATCCCAAGCCGCAACGTCATCATCAAGAACAAGTCCTTCAATAATCGCGTTTGCGTCATCGAGTGTCAAATAACTATTTGCGGTTGCGCTGCCTGCTGTTGCGACTATTGTTATCGCCATTTTCGACCTTTAATTTTGTTTTACGTTTTTTTGTTTTAGTAGGAATAGAAGCCGCCTTTTCAACGGCTTCTTTTTCCCTTATTCGCTTGAAAGCAAATAAACCCATTTATCCCTTAATTATTTTGTAATTAAGAACAATGGCTTCACTTAATGAACCGCCAGAAACGTTTGTAACTGTGATTGCAAAAGAACCCGCAGCGATTGTATTAGCCTGAGCAAGATATGAACCCGCTGTGCCGCCGCTTGCGTGATTAACAATAATGTTATCGCTTGCTGTGCAAGTTGAGTTTGTAACAGCAAAAGAAACTTCAGCCGCAGCCCCAAGAGCCGCATCGTTCATTGTGATAACCCCTGAAGGCTTATTAAGGGTAACTCCTGTACCTTTGTTTGTTGCCTGTGTTACTGAACCTGTGTCATCGTCAGAATAACCAAGTGCAGAACCCGCAACCGCTTCAAATTGTGATGGCATGATTAATTCTCCTTAATCTTGGTTACTTACGTTGGTAATTCTACAAATACCAATGTTTTTTGTCTCAAAAACTTTCGACCAGTTTCCTACAGTTTCGAGTTGCGCTCTTGTTGGGTTTGTAGTTGTTACAGCCCACTTGCTTCCGACAGGGTGATATGTGTAATGCAAGTCAATAGACATCGCGTCAGACTTTGCAAGAATGTCTCTGTCTGTTTCAGTTTGAATCCCTGCCTGCTCGCCCGAAGCTAAAGCTCCCGCTGAAAATGCAAAAGTAGAGTACTCAGTGGAACTTCCGCTTCCTGTGGTTGGCACGTCATCGCTTACTATAACTCGAAGCCCCATAAATGTAGGAACTGAAGGGCTGCCGAACGCATTTGCTGTTGTACCAGAAGTTGCGGCTGTATCAGCATCACCATTGTTGTCATAAATACGATCAATCGCATTTCTTTCAACTAAGTCATAAAAGATTTTTGAGTGCATTGCTAAAGCTGTAAGCTTTTCGCCCTGATCTCCAAGAATTGCTCTTGCTCTTGCAATATGACGAGGTGAAAGAGGTGTTGGGCTGTCGCCTGATTCTGAATCAATAGTTAAGCCAAAGAAAGCTGAGTTGCTGTCGTTTGCATTGATAGAACCAAATACACCTGAAAGACAAGAGAATAAATCCTTCTGTCTCTGGTTTGCAATATAAGCACCGATCTTCTGACCGATTGCAGCCATAGGATCAGAACCCGCCGCAAGTGCCGCAAGATCTCTTGCTTCAAATGCGCGACCTCTATGTAAAATTACCCCAATTTGTTGATCGGTAGAAATTTTGCCGGGTGTTAATGATGAAGAATCTGAAAGAACTTCAAAGTCACCTGAAAGATTCGCTGAGTAAAAAGGAATTTTCACGAAATCCCCCCCCTCAGTAGCATTTAGCTCCGCCAAAGGTTGAACCACACCGCTCGCCAAGAACGCGTCTCGTGCGGTTGTCTGTTCAATAATGTATGGCGTGAAAATTTCAGGAATTATGATATCTGAGCGTAAAACCGCCATAGATAACTCCTATAAAAATTGTTTAGCAGTATGGGCGCAGCCCTTGGTATTCTCAGCGCAGCTTTGAATAGTTATTTATATATTACCCTGATTTTTGTTATTTGTAATTCTTTGCGATCTCTTTTGCCTTTAACCAACCTTCGCGGCCATATCTTTTAAATATTTCATGTTCAACAGTGTGTTCGCCATTAGCTAATCTTCGCATTAACTCAGGGTCAAACTCTCCTGAAGTTGCAGGGGTTCCGCCTGTTCTGGCGATCGGTGCGCCTGTTCCCTGTGCGGGTTGACTTTTTAACAAATAAGCGTGATCTTTTGCCAAAGAATTTTTTGCCCATTCTGTAACATTGTGACGATCATAACCATCAATAACGACAGGTTTTCCATCCCTTAACTCTGTTCTGCCTTTTAAAAAGTTATCAAAGACAAGTTTTGGATTGTGTGTGACTTCTGCAAGCGCCTGTATAGCGGGTGAAACTAATTCCAGTTCGCTTATCCTTGCTTTTAGCTCTTCAATCTCCTTGTCCTTTGCTGCGCTTCTTTCGCGGAATTGTTCTTCAAGTTGATTTTTTGCTTCAGTGTATTTTCCTTGTTTTTCAAGATTTGCCTGTTCAGCATTATTTTTAAAATCAATCAAGGCTTGAACATCTACACCTTCAGGAAGGCTTTGAAGTGTTTTATCAACCTTTTGAAATTTTTTCTTTTCGTCAAGTAATTCTCTATTTTTTCTGTCTAATGCTTCTATTCTATTTAGAAGTTCTTGTTCTTTGGCGTTTGTTTGTTCAGGCGCCGCAAGCTCCTGATTTTGTTCTTCTGACATAAACCCGCAGGGTTGATTAATTTAAATATATCTTACCTTGACCACTTAGTTTTGTCAGCCCAGAAGGCCGCGGACATTTTTCCCTTTGCAATATTTTTTGCGTGTCTTGCTTTAAAACTTTTTCTTTTTGCTTTATCTGCGTCTGATTCTCCTTTTCTTGGCGGTTTTGTATCTGCGCCTTGTTGTCCAAATCTAATTAATTTTACTTTGTCACCTTCTTTAGCAAGTACAATATGTGATTTTGTAGGATGCGAAGGCGTTCTTTTAGGTTTGTTAAAAGCTGTTAATCCATATCTTTTTAATCGCGGGTCTTTGCTCATTTGCCTTTTTTACTCATAGCCATTCTGTGAGCCTGTGTAAAACTCATACCTTCGCGCATCTTTCTTTTCATATAATCCATGTGCGCTTTTGTATGCCCATGTGTTTCCTGATGCCTTTTTAAGGTGTTTTTCTGGCGTGTTGTTAATTTCATTTTCTTCTCATAATATCAGCATCAGCTTTTCTTGCGCCGCCTTTGCCTGAAATAAAACTATTAACGCGACCCATTGCCCAAGCCGCCATTGAAACATTTCTTGACCCGCCTGATAAATAGGCACCCTGTCCGCGTCTATAAACAGCTTTTAACTGAGTCAGCGTAAATCTTGAATTTTTAGCTTTTTCTCTAAGATTTTTTTCTACTGCGGCGCTTAGTGGTTTTGCGGCGGGTTTTCTTTTTTTTGGTGCCATCTTGATTTACTCTTGATTTTTGAACAGCTTTAATATCAATAAACTCACCGCGCTTGTAGGCTTCAGAAGTTCTTTTAATTTCTGCCGCCTTCGCACCTCTATTCTTTGCCCCTGAAAGATACTTTTTCGGGACTCCTGTCTTTTTGTCCTTGGCGACTTTTCTGAAGCGTCTGCGGGGCATTAGGACTCTTCAGATTTAGCTTTTGACTTCTTTTCCTTCGGCTTTGATTCTGAACCTTTCATGTCGTTGAGTTTTTCAAATAATCCTTTAGCCATTACTTTTTACCTCCCTTTTTTTTCTTTTTCTTTTTAGGCTTCATAGATGAGCCGTAACCGATTCCCTTGGGCATGACTTACATTTATAAGTAACTTATACTAGAATAACCTTGAATGAGGTAAAAAACATTGTTATCTGCAAAAAGGATGCAAACAATAATGAATGAAGTTGTTTTGAACATCGCGCCAGAACCTAACGAATCAGCAGAAGCGAAAAAGTTTAGACAGGAAATTATACAAGATATTGAAAACGCGGAAATAATAGCAAAAGAAAAAAACCTTGAAGGTTGGTATGTAGATTATACTCCAGAATTTCCACAGATATAGATACTAAAAAACCCCCTTTCGGGGGCTGTAAAATTTAAAAACTATTAAAGATATAAGTAACCAGTAAATCCGCCATCATTGCCTGCACGTTGTAAAACTGTTTCTGTCTGGGTAAGGATGTTATACCTTACGCCTTTCGCGGGGCTACTCCAAGCTGCGGCCTTGAAAACATCGCCTGTGTTCTTATCAATGAAAGCGTGAACACTTGCGGCAACATAACCCGCAGGGGCGGCGTTGATTCTGCCAAATTGTGCATCGTCTTTGTATTCCATAACAACAACTTTCAAATATCTTTTGCCGATGATGAAAGTGAAATAATCAGGATGATCTTCTGGCTTATAGTTGCCGTTTTCATCTAAATAAAGATCGCTGTAGTTTCCATCTTCTTTATCAAAACGAATCTTTTTCATCCATCCCGCTCTAGCTTCTGTAAGAGTTTCGCAAAGCTGTTGAGCTAACTTTTGAACTTGTTCTGTTTGTGTTGTTATAGTTGTCATTTGTTTAGTTGGTTTGTTTAGTTGGTTTGTTTAACAATCTTATTATAATAAAATTAAAAGGGGTTGTCAAGCCCCTAGAAATTGTAATCGTGAAACTTGCGCCATCCTTGGTTAATAACTGTGCGCCTGTTGCTTCCTTTCAAGTACCATTCGTTGTCTTTGCCAAGATATGCTTCTTGAATAGCGCCTTTAGGATTTTCTGTGATAATCCATCTTTGCTCATTGTTGTTTGTGCAATGCGCGGCGAATCCTCCGATGATCTGTTTAGGTTTCCAAGTAGGGTCAAGCTTGGCGTTTGCTTGTTGAATCTTGATGCGCTTGCCTTTTCTTTCGATAACTGTGAAAGGGTCAACGTCTGTGTAGTAACAGATGTTCACCTGATCGCCGACCTGAAAGTCTTTGTGATCGGCGGGAACTGTGTAAGGTTTGAACATTATGCAACCTCCCTTCTTTCTGCAACTGCAAGAGCCTTTTCAAGATCACCAGTTGGAAGGCCGTTTTCTTCACAGAAGTTGATAGCTTTGTAAAGAGCGGTCATTGCTTCTTTTTCGTAGAGAGTGTAAGGATTGTTCATTTGGTTTGATTGGTTTCGTACAATTTTATTATAATAAGATTAATTATATTTGTCAAGTCACCGCTTTTTCTTATCTGTCCATTTAGTGAACAAACTGTCGGGTTGATCAGCCTTTGCCAAGAAGTTTCCATATAAATCATTATTCAATATTTTCAAACCATCTTTCTTTGTATAAGTAGCGACCTTTATTGCTTCGCCTGTTTTGTTCATATCGTAAAGTTCAAAGTCATCAAAAACATTTGCCCTGATAGCCTGCGGAACTACTTTTGAAACTTCCCTATGAACATTTCGAACATAAGTAGGCGGAACCAATCGCTTTGTTTTTATATATCTTTGATAGTTTCTTTCAAGTGCTGTTGCAATTTCCGCTGTCGCATATTTAGCTCTTACTGTCATTCCTCTGTCAGTCATCATTTTAATTTTGCCTGATAGACTTTTCAGACTTCCGTCACCAGTTCCATCGAGCATCGTATGATAACGCCTTTGGGCGCACTCCCTCATTAATCGTTTACTGATCCAACTTGATTCCTCATGAACATATCCCGCCGCCGCTTCTGCTATCTTTCCGCCCTTTGCCTGCATTGCTTTAAATTCTGGTAAACGTTTTTTAATTTCATCAGAATCAATAACAACAGTTCCTTTTCTTAATGGTGACTTTTTCAACATGATTGATTTACCTGAAGCTGATCCGCCGCCTGTCATATAAAAAATTGGATTCTTTTGTGCTTTTGGATTATTTTCTGCAATTATGTCTTCAACTATTTGATCGTGTAATTTCTGACGTTCAGGCGTCCACTTTGTAAGGTTTGATGGCTCCGCCTTCTTTGCAAGAGATCCATCAGAATATCTTTGCCATGTATAAGGTGCGCTTTTTCTTTCTCTTACAACATCAGGAACAATTTTAATTTTATTTGCATTTTTTCCATAAGCTGCCTGAAGTTGCGCCAAAGTTTTTTCAGAACCATCAATCGAAGCAAATTTTCTAATAGCCTGATCGCCGCCAAATTTTTTAGATAATCTATCAAAAAATCTAACTTTACTTGCGCCAAGTGCTTTTGCTTTTACAGCGGGCGATTGTTTAGCAAGCCAAGTTCCATAGCTTTCGCCTGCGGGTACCAAACCGCTTTCTGATGGCCTGAATCCTCTACGTCTGGGCGCTTCTATCTTACGGCCAAAAACGCGGCTTAAATTCTCATAATCTATTTCGGCAACTGTTCTTGATCGACAATTAAAATGCTGTGGCGGCTCCGGCCCTTTTCCATATTCAAAAACCTGTTGATCTAACAAACGACAACGGGAACTGGTTCTGCTGTCCAAGGTCGCCAAGTATCTATATTTTTTGGTTGCATCTGGGTTTGCTTTGTAAACCTGTTGCGCTGCGACATTGCTTACTTGATTTAAAGAAGTTCTGACAATAGTCATTACTTGATGATTAGCCGCTTTTGTAGCGTTACCGCCTGCCGCTGCAATTTGTCTTACATTGCCTTTTGAATTAAACCTTAATGAACCTATTAATCTGGATCTAATTTGTTTTGTCGTATCGCCTGCTAATAATCCATCGCGGATTTCACGCCCTAATTTTTCAGCACTTTTATTTGTAATTCCGCGAAAAGATTTTCTGATTGATTCGCCATTTGGCAATTCTATTAATTCACCTTCTTTTGCAGTTAAAGAAAATTTAACGCCTGCCCCGCCTGCAATAGTATTCAATGAGTCGCTTAATATCTGAACATTTAATTGTGAAGCGCTTGTATTAACAACAGCCTTTGCAAATGCGGGTGTAACCTCGACAGTTCTTATTGATGATCTAATGCCTGCGGGTAATGCTTTTTCTAATTGATCCGTTGCAAACTCTTTTTGTAATTTTGCTACACCATCTGCAACTAACTGCATATTTTTTGTCGATTTAACATCCCATTTTTTCAAACTTTCTTTTGTCTGAACTAACAAAGAACGTAAACGCGCAGCGGTATATTTAGGCTGATTAGCTCTTGGAAGGCGTTCTATGGCTTCTAATTTATCTACTGCCCTGATTATTATTCGATTATAAGATTGAACGATTTCACGCGATATTTTATTAGAAAATCTATTTAAATCTAAACTATTACGAAAATATTCTTCTGGTATTAATTCAGGGTAAGGGATAGATGCCCCAAGCTTGGAAACATCAGATGGAACACGTATTGGCGTTTGTGTCATTAATCCTCGTCATCTTCTGGATCTTCTACTGGTTCATCTGGTTCAGCTTCGGGCGTTGGTTCATCTGTTTCGATCATGTCGCCTTTTTGTGTTGATTCGATTTCCATATCAACATCGAAATCATCACCAAGAATTTCTCCTTCTGCCAACTGTTTTAATAATGTTTCCTGAGATATAGCCCCAGAACTCCAAAGACCTTGCATTGCCTGTATTTCTTGCGGTGCTAATTTTTGACCTAAGAAATCACGATTAACAAAGGCGTTTCCAATTTCTGAAATATTTAAATAGTTAGCATGAAAAACAAGACAATTATCAATCATATCTTGTAATTGTTGAGCAACTATTTTTAAAGTTGAATCGCCTTGACTTCTTTGTATTTCCTGTGATTGTGCTGTTTCTGCGACAAGTTTCTGTCCAAGGATTGCAGCTAAAGCAAGCGTGTTTATTTGATCTTCAATATTTTTTATTCTGTCGCGTTGATATTGAAAAGATTGACCTTTTATTTCTACAAACTCAGCCCTTGCACCTTCTGGAAAGGCAATCGCTTCACCCGGACCGGCGCTTACTTCTTCGGATGCCTGCGGAAAACCAAATAAACAAAGCAAAGGAACAGAAGATATTCTTAGCTGATTATCAAAGTCAGATGTTTTTTGATAATGCAATAAATTTAACTCTGCTATGTCTTGCATCGGTGGGCGTGATTCTAAAAAGCCAACCTTGTTTGAATATGCAATTGCGAAAGGTATGTAATCAAGAGAAGTTGTTCCTTCATCAACTTTGACATATTTTCCCTGACGGCTTTTCCTGTGAACTTCAAAGGCTCCCGGCGTTAATAGTCGAACCTGTTCAACTTCTTTCTGTCCATAATCGCCGTCTGGTTCTGTGACTCTTTCAAGAAGTCTTAATTGTGTTAATTTCTGTTGACCATCAATCGCTTCTGTCCTCCATCCAAGTATCTCGCGCGGACTGAATGTAAGCCAATAGGGGCGCCCTTGTGAATTTGATGGTGCATCAACAAGAACGCCGACATGACCATATCTCAACATTATTTTTGCTGTCTCATAAGTCCAACTGGTAAGATCGTTGCCCATAAGGTCAACATCGAACAAATCTTCCGTAACTCGTTCTGATACTTCGTTTAGTCGAACAGGTTTACGTGTAAGCATACCCGCAAGCAATCTTTCAATTCTGACGTACAAAGGCGCGAGAACGCTTGTCGAGAGCCGATTGTCATATGATTCATCTTGCTCCCGGGGCATCTGGGGGAGGTATTTTCGATGTCTTTTTCTTATCCCATAAGTGCCGGAAATTAAATCTTCAATCAATATCCAGTTCGGCTCCATATTTACATAAGCGTTGCTTGGGTCTTGTACTTCTACGGCTTTACTTGATCTCTCTCTGTCGTAATGATTAAAAGATGAATACACGTTTGACCCCTACTTTAATTTAATAGTAATACACTTTTTAATATATTCTAATGCCTGTTTTGCGCCCTGCCCCCAAATGTAAGGGATTGAAGCAACGCCAACAAAGATAACGAACACAATCAGAGAAATGATCTAGCCCTGTTTTTTCTGGTTCGCCCGCTTCTGTATAACTTTGAAGTTCAAGCGATTCAATAACATTTTTACAACGCGGATGTATAAACAGATTAACTTCTTCTTTACCATTGCATAACAAGCGCTGAACATTATTAACGCTGTCCTTAATGGATGGATTAGACGCGCCCGATTGATTGGATATTCCGTAACTTTCAAGAATCTGGATGTCGGTTTTCGTAGCGTTTGTTGATCTTGCTCCGCCTGAAGAATCAGGATATCCGTAAAGTCTGTTGTGTACAAACCTTGATTTGATTTCTTTTGCCAGTTGGTCGGTGTCATGTGCGCGAATCTCATCAAAAATAAAAAGCTTGTTATCTTTAATCACCGCGCAAACACAGGACATCTTGCCAATATTAAAGTCGATTCCAAGTCTTATAATTTCGTCTGAATAGTTTGGGATGTCTGTTGTTATATGTTTTTCTCTGTCGAAGCGATCGAAGACGGCGCCAGTTGTTAAAGATATGAACTGACCCTCAAGGTAAGCCTTAAGTAAATTCGGGTCAAAGTTCAATTTCATTCTATCAATAAAGTCAGCGGGCAAATGTGGATTGTCTGTTGTTTTCATTCTTATTAACTTTCTATCTGTTTTATTTTTGGCTTCATCAGAGCCAAATGTTTCATAAAACCATTTATAACCTTCAGGAGTGGACGCCGCCGCGAATTGACGAACCTTACCGGCGCGAAGACGTCCAAGTATTTTAGGAAAGGCTCTATCACAAATAGATTTTGCAACTGTGTCTATTTCGTCCGCACAGCACCAAGCCGCGTTAATTCCTATAATCCTTTGCCATGATTCAAAACTTCGACACATTATGCGGGTGTCACCTTTTGGAAGATGAAGAATGAAATCGGGAAGAGGTGAAGATTTAAAACTATAAGGAATTTCGTAATTCAATAAAAATTCTTCAAATTCAGCAACAAATAAATCTCTTACCAGCGGTTGCGTAGGTTCTAAAACTATTCCAGTAAAGCCTTGATTTAATACAGAAAGGTAGAAACATTTTGCTAATAATGATCTTGTTTTGCCTGATCCATATCCTGCACATAGTCCTAAAATTTCAGTTTTTGTATCGTTTACAAAATTAAGCTGTCCTATATGTAAATCTTTTTTTATTCTTTGTAAGGTTAAATTTATATTTATAGAATCTGTAAAATTTTCAGGATGTAAAACGTAACCTTGCTTTACATCAGTTAAAAAACTCATGAACAAAGATGTGCTAATTTCGCGGCTGTATTTATAGCACCTAAAGCAATATGATATTGCCCAGACCTTCTAGCTTCCATTTGTAAGGTGCTACATTGCGCCAAAAGATCAGCAATCATTTGAGGTCGTTCTATGTCCCAATCCCTCTTCAACTCTGCTCTGGCTATGTTTAAATACTTATCTACAGTTCTTTCTCCAACCCCCCAATTTTCGGCGGCATAGCGAACACAGTCTGATCTACGGCCACCATTTGCAATAATTCGAGCAAATTTCTGTGACCTTACGACAGTTTCAGCTTGAGTTCCTTTTTTTGCCATATTTATATTATTACCACAATTATTGGAGCGTCTGGGTAGGTGCTGCCCCTCCGATCTTGTCAGGGGTACTGACTAAATCCTGCTTCAGACGCTTAGGGTAAGGCAAAGCCTTCTTAATAAGAGTATCACGCAATTTTTGATCTAGAGGAAATAAATAACGATATTTCTGAGAACCTTGAACAATTTCTAATCCTTTATCTATAAATTTTAGATGTGATCCATGCGTTTTTCTGAAAGCTCTGCCGTGCCATCTTTTCCCTTTAAATAAATATTCGTCAGCAGCATTAGATTTTCCATCATAAATCCAATTAGTTGCTTGATAAATACCGCCATGATGATTTTGTTCTATATCTGCAAAAGAAACAACTAATTTTATTTTAGGATTAGATTTTTTTAAAAATTTCAAAGCAATAGAAATTATTTTTGAAACAGGAGTTTTATGTATTTTCAAGGCAATTCTTACAAGCTCGCAAGATTCTGTTTGATCGCATCCATAAGGCTTACCTAATGACTTATTTGCACCTCTACCAAAAAGAACAACACCAATAAATTTATTTTCCTCCCAAACTCCTATCTTAACTAGTTTACCTACAGGCAAACATTTACTGTAATGCCAATTAAGACAAGCAAATTTTGTCGCTTCATAAGTAGCCCAATCAAGTTTTAAACTAAATTTGTTTTGTAAATTCATATCCACATTTAGGGCATTGACAGTCAATTTCTTTTTTATCTAAACGATCTAATTGTCCTTGATCGTCAACTGATCCAGTATCAAACTCTGGAGATTTAACTCCTAACTTTTCTAAATCTTCACTATCAAAGAAATCGTTTAAATCATGCTCTTTTGATAATTGTTCAAGCATATCTATATCCCACACTGCAAGATCACCAGTTCTGTTATCTGCTATTGCTAATCCTACTTTTTGATCTTCTGTGAGGTTTGATCTTTTAACAGCAATTATTTCATCGCCATTTGCTTCTATTATTTTTAAGTTTTTAATCCCTGCGGCTTTAGCCCCTGCGATTGTTCCATTGCCTGCAAGAATACGATTGTTTTCATCAATTACGATTGATCTTGCCGCACCATATTGTTCTAAACTTTGTTTTATAAGCTTTGCAGATCGGTCAGTACGTTTACGAGCATTTTTAGGATCGTTGTATAAATCGTTTATTGAAGTCATATTTTAAATATATATCATGAAATATGGAGTTGACATCTTAAAATAATTATATTATAATTAAATTGTAAACAAACCAATTAAACCAAATGATTAAACTAGGAACTCAAGTTCAACACAAACTACACGATGACGTTAATGGCGATGTAGTTCAACTAAACAGAAAAAGCAATACCGCTACTGTTAAATTTTGGAATTACCAAGATGAATTAATGCTTGCGAGTGTATATTTATCTGATTTAGAGGAGGTTGCACAATGAGCAATTTTCTAATGATGCTTGCAGCTTCAGGAGTATTTTATCTGGGGTTCAGCGATGCTTTAACTCAAATGAGTGAATATGATTGCCGCGTTGGGAATGTACAAGCGGCTTGCGAGGTGTTGAAGTGAATAAAAGATATGACTATAAAGATCAAGAATTTAATTTAAAGATGAGAGTTAAGTTCTTAGAAAAGAAACTAAGGGAACCCGATCATGATGTTGACAAGTATCAAGAATGGGAAAGTAATCTCGAAATGGTTACTGATGAACTTACAAAACTACAAGTTAAGAAGTTTAAATATTTTCTTGGCAAGTGGGTTCATAACTTTAAAGAACAGAATCAATTAATTAATGTAATTGATTGTATGTTTGTTGCCCTTGAAAAAACAGATCAAAAAGATGTTGCGATGAAATGGTATATGAGAGTGACAGACCCGAAGGAAACAAGATGCCTTGAAAAGCTATTGGAATATAAAACGGCGGAGGTCAATATGTGGAAAGCAAATATCAAAAAGATTAAGCAACAAAAAAATGAAGCAAAACAACTTTTAAAAAAACAATGTAAAGAATCTATTAAGCAAAGTAAGGAAATGATGTCGCGTAATTACGATACATTGTTAAGACAACACGTTTTAGAATTAAATCATTATAAAAATAAACATGACGAAAACCAAAATATTCTTGAAGCTATGAAGGAACGAATACATACATTAGAAAGAGAAAAATATGACTTACAAGAAAAATTAAAAAAGATAGATGCGATGCAAGAAGAGATTGATAAAAGAGCAGAAGTGTATAAAGAAGGCTTGATTAAATCAGGCTTGAAAAACATTTTACAAAAGGAGGATTCATGAAAGATCAGGAACAGTTAAAAGCAATTAATCAATTATTGGCTTTGGTTATTGGTGGGCGTATTGCAAGACAAACTGAACATTTAAAAAGCGCTCCTTTGAATCGCGTTAATCACGCTGAAAAAATAATTGCTGATAAGGAGTTACAGGAAGCTACAAGAGACTTGCAAGATGGTTATGAAGATGCGTCAAAAAAAATTTCACAGATACAAAGAAAACTGGAAAGTTTAGGAAGTTTAAAAATATTAGCGGAAATGGTTGAAGGAAATATAAGGGATGCGGCGCTTGCTGCTATAACAGAAGGTGCAAATTCTGATGGATATTTGTTTGAAGAATATAACGATTGGGAGAATAAAAATGTTCACTAAAGCTCAACAAAAAATTTTAAAAGAATGTCTTACTTATGGAATACAAAGGCAAGAAAAACTTCTTCGACATATTCTCAGAGATGAACCACAAACACCTGATGAAGTAAAAGGATTTGTTGAACTAAAAAGACACTTAGAAAGAAGAATTGAAGCGCATGAAAAATTAATAAAAAAATTAAATAAAGAATTTAATTGACAATACTAATCAATTATATTATAATTAATTTGTAAGCAAACCAATCAAACAAATGTTATTTAATCGTTCAGCTTTAATAGCTTTAATTAATGAAAACCCACAACTTTGGGAAGTAGAATTTGATGGAGATATAAAAAAAATTAAGTCAATAAAACCGATGAATCCTAAACATATAGTAAATGAGCAGGATTGATAGTTGACAATATTATTTAATTATATTATAATTAATTTGTAAGCAAACCAAACAAACCAATGCAAATCGAAACAGACTTAACAAAAGAACAAACCCATTACTTGATTGATCTTTTAAATAAAGATTATGTTCAATTAAGAAAATTCAAAAAACAACTTATCAAAAATACACCTCCTGAAATTGTGGCTGAAGATGTAAAAGTTTTGGTTGATAAATGTCGAACCGCAATGATGGAAAATGAAACCATATGCCACAAATTAGACGATCATTTAACAGACATTAGCAGAGGTTATAAGTTAAACATTGATAAAGAATGGAAAAACAAATGCTTAAAATAATAAGAATGTTCACTAAAACTTAACAGATGATTATTGAAACCCCTTCTTTGCTTTCCCCTTGCGGTTCATATCAGGTTGACTTCTTCCCAATAAAAGGTCAGCCTGATCTTTTCTTTCGTATAGGAACATTTAATGGGATAACAGAATTTAAAGAAACAGTAAATAAAGCTGAAATGTTAAGAGATATAGAACGCAAAAGATTTAGATATTTTAAAACAATTCAAATAAATAGAATCCCGCAAATTTATGAAACAAAAGTATTCAATTAAAAGTGTTAAAAATTCAGAATGTAATGAATGGTTTTTAAAAAAACACTATGCGCGAAGATTGCCGAATATAAATTGCGCTTTTGGGTTATATGACAATTTAAATTTATTACAGGGTGTTTGTAGTTTTGGGCGGCCGATGAGCCACACGTTAATATCTGGCGCAGTAAATGGATTATATCAAGATAATTTTCTTGAATTGAATAGACTAGTTATTAATGAGGGATTAGAAAAAAATGTTCTTAGCTTTTTTGTTTCTGGTTGCTTGAATAAGTTGCCAAAGCCGTTAATTGTTGTTTCTTATGCCGATACTTCGCAGGGGCATCATGGTTTTATATATCAGGCGACAAATTGGATATATACAGGATTAAGCGCAAAGTTTAAAGATTACGCTGTAAAAGGTCTTGAACATATGCACCATAGTTCAATTGAAGATAGTGTTGGCCGTTATGACGAAAACAAAAATATTAATAAACATGAGTTACTAAGAAAAAAATACGGCGATAGATTGTACATGAAAGAACGCCCGCGAAAACATAGATATTTTTATTTTTTAGGTAATAAAAAAGAAAGACAGATTATGAATAAAAACTTGCAATATAAAGTAAAACCATACCCGAAAGGCAACAACAAAAGATACGATGCAAGTTATGTTCCGAGCGTTCAAGGTGTGTTGTTTTAAGTCAAAGGCTTTAATGTATGCTGCGCGTGTTCTGATGTTCTTTTATCATCCCATTGAACCCTGTAATATTGATGCTTGAAACCAAGGCTGTTTTGCTTTGTGAATACTTCTATTATTTTTCCGCTTATGTAACGTTTGGGAATGTTTGAAGAAGTGAAAGAAACTTTTTTGACGCGTTGGCCTAGTTGATAACGTTGGCCTACAAGTTCTGGCATATTGAAGAGATAAGGATTTAATTAGTTTAGCAAATAATAAAAATTAATCTTAGTAAGATTGTTGACAATATAATTTAATTTTATTATAATAAGAATGTAAGCGAAACAAACCAAACCAAAATGAACACTTTCTTCAACACATACTTCAACGAAAAACAGCTTGATAATCAAGTTTATGAAGTTGCCGCTCCTAACGGAACAATGAATTTGATCGAGACTGAAATGGTTGTTGCCAAGATCAAGAGAACACAAGGCGATGAAGCTAAAAAGATCGAAGGCATCATTAGACAGATTGATTGCTTAAACGGCGACATTCATCATTTCTTGAGACATCTTGCTCAAGCAATGGCTATTGATTTTTAAGGAGGTAAAACACAATGGCAAACAGAGAAAAGGGAACAGAACGCGAGAACCTTTATTCAGAAGTAATACAGGTTGCCGTAAGACCCGCAGTAAAGAAAGAACTTAAAATCAGGGCAACAATAGAAAATAAAACTTTAAGTTGCTTTTTAAGAGATAAGTTTGAAAAGGAAACAGCAGAAGATTATCAGGTGGAATAATGGAATTTAATATTACTAAAAAATGGGTATCTCAAAGAATAGCAAGCGATTTTTTAGGGGTATCTGAAAGAACATTATTAACTTTGCGTAAACAAGGAGTTTTAACTCAGGGTGATTGTTGGAGAAGAAAAATTCCAACTAATCCTAATAGTCATGTTTTATATGAATTAGAAAACTGCGAGATAAAACTAACATCATATTGTAAGTAAAAAATGAAGGAAGAGAAAAAACCAAAAGCGGGTCAAATTGAATTTGATAAAGAAAGAAAAATGTGGGTTGTTTATAACGGCGCATATTGGGTTGATGTCGATTTAAAAGAACACAAATGCGATTTTAAAAAAGAATAGAAAATATAACAGATTGTAAAACTGTAAATATTGACAATGTACAATTTACTGCCATGATATGTTCACTTTATGTACAATTTATGACCACAAAACGTCCATCGCGTGTACAAATTATGGTACCTATCATGAACCAACTAAACGAAATTAAACCAAAACATCTATCTATGACTGCATTCATCAATGAAATACTATCTCAGGCCGCAGGGGGGTTGACTCCATGTGTTACCCTGAATTTATCAAGCGAACAAAGTTCACTTGAGATAAATAATTTAAAAAAAGAACAAGAAGAGAAGAAAAACAAAGAACAAAGCGCAGATAAATTCTCTACTTCTATATATAAGAATAAGGAAAAGAAAAAAACGATAAAAAAATCAAAAAAAGATTTGTTTGCTAGTCCTAATATTAAAAAAGAATATATACCGCAAGATTTACAAATGCATGCGGATTTAATTGTTGAATGGTGGCCGATAAGACATAAGAAAAAAGCTACTTGCACTCAAGCGGTTGCAGAGCGCATATTTAGAAAGTTACGGAGGTTTACGCATCAAGAGCAAATTAAGGCGCTAGAAATGGCAATCATAAGGGGCTATAAGGATGTTTATAAACCTAATAACGAATACAACAAAGAACAGCCGACAAATCATCCCGCATCTAAAGTATTTAAAGCAAGCGAACAAAACTGGCCTTCATTAAAGGTTGTTAAAAATGACTAATATTAAAGTTTTTGCTTCACCTAATACTGAAATTATGAATAGCGGTAATATCTTGTGGGAAATCTGTTGGCAGAGAGAAGGTGAACAAATGCACTCAAAACTAGTAACAAGGCCGCCGAACGGATGGCGAGATCCAATATTGAATGAATTTTTGCCAGAAGATGTTATTCAGGCTTTAATTAAAAAATATGGTTTAGGTGGTTAATTATGGAAAGACTTACAAATTTATCATCTGTCATTTTGACACTAAAAAAAGGTTTATTAAAGAAAAACCCGACTAATCCAAATTTTCCGATGTGGACTTTGACTGATCTTGATAAAAAAAGTCAGGGATGGCAAAGAGTCGAGGATGAATGTAATAATGAAAAATCACTTTTCCCGAAAGGCTATCAAGGTGTGAAACATCGAAACCTTGCAAGAGAAAATCTTATTGAAGAAAAAGTTCAAGTAAATGATCCTAGAGACTTTGATAAGCAATGAGTTACAAAACAGAACAAACAGAAAACGCCAAAAAAAGAATTGAAGAATTAAAAATTTTAATTACTTTTTGGCAAAAAACAAAAAAAACAAATGAAAACAAAATCATTAATTAAACCGCTTCCAATAGGACGCATCGAAAAAACCCATAAATATATTTGGGAACCAACAGGCGAAATTCTTGCTTATTCGACAACTCAGGTTTGTAATACAAAAACACCTGAACAATTAGAAAATATTGAAAGGTGGCGTCATAAATGGGAACCGCGCGGCGTTACGGCGCATTATTGTTTGCAGCAAAAAATGTTAGGTAATGATAAGCCTGACATGGGCGAATATAAAGATTGGATTGAACCGCTTTTAAGTTTGGATTTTTGGGAAAACTTTGAACCTTGGGGCGTTGAGTTTATGCTTTGCGATCTTGAAAAATCTGTTGGCGGTCAACTTGATCTTCTCGGTTATGACAATAAAGAAAAAAAGATTATGCTTATTGACTTGAAAACGCAGGGAAACAAATACGCAAAGCCATATTCAACAAACGCGCAACTTGGAAGCTATGTAGATGCTTTAAAAATACATAGGGATATAAAACCAGATGTATGTAAAACAATCTGGGCAAAGCCGAATAAATGCGTTATTGGCGAAGATCAAGAAGTTGAGCTTTGTACAAGGGAATGGCGTCAAGCTTGGGAAAAATTTCAAAGCAAACAGGAGACTTTTTAAATGACAAAAAAAACTAAAAACAAACCAGAATTTCCAAAGCATCAAATTTGGTTTGACGAAGAATTAAAAAAATATCTTATGGTTTTTGATGGTTTAGATGGTGTTCCAAGACCTTTTGAACTTCAATTAAGTGAAATAGGTGCTGAAACAATTAAAACTGCATTTGTTAATACTCCAATTCATTTAGCAATGGGTAATTTTTGGGGTTATAAAGATTATCCAGAAGATGAAGTTTTAAAAAATTGTGAGCCATTTGAAAAAGGCAGAAATCACATCTACTTAGCAAGTTATGATTTATCGGCTTTAACTGCACTTGCAAAAGTGCTTTGCGATTATAGATGTTGGGAAGATAATCAAAATGCTTTTTAATGAAAGAACTTGAATTTCGTGTTGTAGGTTTACCCGCGCCGCAGGGTTCAAAAACTTTAACGCGATATGGGGCGTTAATGGAATCAAGTAAAAAAGTAAAACCTTGGAGACAAGATATAATCCACGCGGCGCTTGAGGCATATTCTGGCAAGCCTTTCGATGAACCTGTGTGTGTTTCTGTTGAATTTATATTTCCACGCCCTAAAGGGCATTACGGAACAGGACGAAATAGTCAAAAGTTAAAAGACAGCGCCCCTAGATATTGCACAAGTAAAACTAACGGAGATATTGATAAAGTTGTAAGATCAACATTAGATGCTTTAAGTTTGACTTCTGGCGGATGTATTTTGACTGATGATTCTTTGGTTGTTTGTTTACAAGCTTTAAAACGATATGCGGATTTTTATGAACTGGCAGGGGCAAAAATAAATATAAAGACTTTTTGACAAAATAAATTAAATTGGTAGACTAAAGAATACAGATAAATACTAAGATGTCAAACCAACCTGAACCAACTGAATCAATACAAATTCCAAATCTGGGCGGCCTTATAACAGAAGATGATCTTTACTATAAAGGCAAAGTTCCTTATTGTTCATGGGCTAAAACAGCGCAAAGAATAAGAGAAAATGCGCCTAATTGGTTTTTTAATTTAGAACCTGACCCAAATGGGCAACTTGTTTGGATGGCTCCTGATAATACAGGTTATTTAATGGGCTATTTTCAAAACATAGAAACAGGAATAAAACTGCCTTTTTATCCTTACGCGATAACAAATTATTCAAATAAATCTATTAAATATGATCAAATCTCATCAACTGATGTCTTAAAAGCGCATCGTAGATGTCTTTGCGCCTGCGCTTGTTTTTCCTTCGGTGATGCTTTTGAACTATGGGCGGGTCTTGAAGTAAAAGAATCTAAAGAAGAGGAAGCTTTACCAGAAGAAAAAAAAGGCGTTTCACATACACCAGAAAAACCAGACGAAAAACCAGACGAAAATTATTTATTGCCTAAAGAAATTAACCCTGATGCAAAAGAATTAATTGTAACTGAATTAAGAAAATCACCCCATAAAGATCAAATTTTAAAAGAATTTAAAAGTCATTTCAAATTGCAAGTTAAAGAGGTTACACCCGCAAATATTACATTATCTGAACATGGAAGATTTTTACGCTTAACTATGGAAAAACTAAAAGAAAAAAGTTAATGACAGAAGAGCAAGCCGATTACGCAGGCCAACAAATAATTCAAGAACTGCGGTCAAGGCGTATTTCTTTTTATAACCGAAACAAATTTTATTTTAGAACTGATGATTCACAAGCCACCCTAATTAGAGAATATTGCGCCAAGCATAAAATTTCTCTTACTGATTTTTTCAAACAACTTTTAACAAACCATTTTAAACATGTCTGATTCATTTAAACCCGCTTTACCCCATCCGATCAAATATTCAACAAGTGACAACACTTTTGAAGATGCCGACAAATACCCAAAATCAATGTCTTGGTTTGTACCTGTGGCATCAATAACACCGCTTGCCGAGCATTGTATGAAGCTTGCAGATAAAAAAACTTATACTGCTAAAGTTTGGGATTATGAAAACAAAAAAGAAATTGAAGTTGAGGGTGTATGGATAAATGCAAAAGGCAAAAAAGGCAAAGATGGAGATTTTGGCAATCTATACCCAAAATTTATAGAAGGTGCTAATTCTTCCGATGAAATACCTTTTTAATTCTTGAAGTAATACAATTAATTTTTTTCTTTTCTAAGCGTTCTTGAGCCAAACTAATTTTTATTAGTTCGCTTTCAAGATCGCCTATTTTTTCTATACAGTTTTTAATTACTTCGTCTTTTTCCCAATTCTGCCTTTGATAGTTTATTGCGACTTCTTGCAGATAATCCATATCTTTTATTTCAAAAATCATACGCGCCTGAACGTTTAAATATAATTCACTTTCAAGTGTTTCTGTTATCGTTAGCCAATCATCCCAAGCCATAATTAAATGACCTCCTAAAATGTAAATAGGCTATCCTTGGGGATCAACTGATAGCCTATCTTTTGGAGAGAAGGATTAAAAATAACCCTTATAATCAAACCTTAACTAAAGATTAAGTAACTGGAAAGAGTTTTGCTTTAACTAGCTTTACAATTTCATCGTCTATATTTGTATCGGTGGATTTTGCATAATCTTCTAATAATGAAATCACCAATGATTTTATTGCGTTTGATTTGACAAAGAATCGTAATACTGGCTTGATAACTCTAATCATTTTTTTGTTATATTTCTTCCCAACTGTAGACAAATTTGCTATTTTTAGCAAAAAGCTTTTTTATAAATTATGCAAGAAAAAGAAAAAAATAAACAATTAGAAGATGATAAACCTGATTATCAAGAAAAAATTACATTTTTAGTTTCAACAATTGCACAAGGATTTATTTTGACTTGGTGTTTATTAGTTTTATCTCTTGGATATGTAAAACTGCCAAATAAACTATTTGGTTTAGATATACCAGATCAACCTAGAGTCGATAGCACATTTGCAGCGGGTTTATTAGGAAATATTTTAGGCGGTCTTGGGATATCAGTTAATGCAGCCCAAGGCGCTAAAAAGAAAAAGAAAGAGAATGAAAATGGTGTAATTGGTGACTCTGGTGGCAGCACTCAAACCATTATAATTCGTCAACCAATTGAATTATTGACATCAAAACCTGATGTTATTAAAGTTGATTCCTCTAAATCAAAAACATGAAAAAATTACTATTTTTGTTTTTAATATTTCCGCTTCCTTTACAAGCGGGTTACATTCATAAAATTTCAGCTTCGGCGCAAGGTGTGGTCGATGGTAGTTATTCGCAGGCTAAACGAATTGGTTCGACCTATTCGATGAGTTCGACAGGAATCACCGCGGGAACAATGGGGCATTTAGATTCACCCGCACTTGATAACAGTTCAGTATTAACAGGCGTTGCAGCGACACATGGTTCAGGGTCTTACACTCAAACCACTGCCGGCGCCGCAACGAGTTTTTCGGAGTCATTCGTTCAAGGTGATGCGGTCGTAACAACTGCAAGTGTTTCTTCTGGTGTTGTTTCTTCTTTACCTGTTACAGGTGACACAATTACATATTCAGGCGGATCGAGTTCAGGTCAATCAATAGGAATAACTTCCGTTGCAGGCGGAACAATCACTTTAAGCCCCGGCGCTGCGGGTTCAAGTGTAACAGGATCAATAACAAGTACAATTGAGATTGATTAATGGCTAAATATTGCCTTAAATGTAAAACAAGAACAGAAGTATTATCTACAAGATATGTTCCTGAAAAAAATCATATTAGAAGAATAAGAATCTGTAAAAATTGCGGTTATAAATTTATTACACATGAGCAAGAATATAAACGTAAAAAAAGTTTTTTAAAAAGAATTTTAAAATTATTAGGCTTGTCTTTTTTTTTCGTAATAAATAACCCAAGCTACGCGGTGCCTGTAATTCCAAATTTTTCAGCCGGCAGTAGTATTTCAAGAACAACTTCAAGTCAATCAACGCGAGAAATTATTCAATCTTATTCTTATTCTACGGGGTACCAGTACACTACAGGCGGCAGCAACATCGAAGCGGTCACAGCAAACGGAACAATAAGCCCTGAAGCGATTGCAGGGGCAACTCAAACAATTAATGGCGTAACATCAACGACAACAGGAATAAATTTACAAACAAAGCCCCAATGGAAACAATCAACAGCAGGGGCGGCGACACAATTTCATGAATCATATATTGGGCCGGGTTTAAATTCTTATGTCCACATAGACAGATCCATTGAAGTGCAATCTGTCACCGAGTCAACGTCAACGTTTACGCAATGATAAAAAAATTTAAATTTGCAGGCGTTATATTATTTTTTTCTGTTCAACTTCCAACTTATGCAAATACAAATATGACAAATAATCCCGTATCAAATTCTTCTGGTTCTGTGACCAATTTGGGGGTAATGAATATGCCGACAAGACAATTTCAAAATCAAGTCGGTTTGCAAACTGTAGTATGTCAATCTGACACAATCGTTATACAGCCATTTGTGACTTCATCGGCATCATTTACAAAACCTTATCAAGATTTTTATTTAGATCCTATCTATTCAGTAAAAGATACAGAAGGTGCTTTTGACGCAAACGGAAATGCAATCGGTGATGGCGATCCTGATAACGCAGGGCAAATTATAGGATATAGAACAATAAGAACAGCGCAGAAAGATACTTATAATATTTCGCCGGGAATTAGTTTATCTTGGAATATTTCTTTGGATCGTAAGGCGGTGCGATTATGCAGAGAAGCGCAACAAAGACAATCTGATTTAATACAGGCAAGGGTAAATGACAATATGTATGCTCTTGAATTAGGGCGGTTGAAAACATGCGGTGATCTTTTGAGCAAGGGTTACAATTTCAAGAAATCATCAAAATATTATAAATTATGCGAAGATATTGAATTAACAAATCCAAGCAATACTTTAATTAATCATCAACATTCTTTGAACTCAAAAGCTTCTGTTTCTTCAAACGAACCTTAGAACTAAATATGGTTTTGTCCTTTTTACCTATTAATTTTTTAAGTCTAGATATGATTTGCTTAAAAACTGGCTTCAATGCTTTATTTAAAAAAGGTGTTAATGTTGCCGCTGTTGTTGCAACAATAGTTACCCCGAATGTAGTGGCTGCAACGGATCCAGAAGGTAAATACTTGTCAACTATATTTGTACTAGCCCATAATTCCACGCATTGACCATCAATAATTTCAAAACCGACTACTTTTTCCTTTGCTTCTGAATTTCGTAAATCGCCGATTCTATATTGTTGATTTTTTGCAGGGCAATCTATTTCTTTAATTGGTTTTGTAATATCATTATTATTTTCTTTCGGTTTTGGAATATCTGGCGGCTTTACTTTTGTTAATTCTGGCGCTTCTGTTTTTGTATTTTGTTTTGGTGTAATTATTTTTGTATTTGGTGTAAAATCTGGCGCAAAATAAAATGGTGCTGTGTGATCGCAAAGAGCAACATTTCCATCAGGATCGTTTGTGAAATGATCTTTTCCACCTGTTACAGAATCGCGCACAACAGCGCAAGGCGCATCAATAACAGGAACACCCATATCAATTCTTATTGGTATGTCTACGACTATCGGCGAGGCTATCTGTAAAGGTTCTGATAATTCAATATTTGGAATATTTATTTCTTTTATTTCCAAAATTTAAAAAGGTAAAACGCTTCCTGTTTTGTTTGGGATTTTGGGAACTTCTGGAAGATTTATATTACTGATTACTTCATTTATCATTTTCTGTTTAAAATCATCACTTGTTACCATCTTGTAACCATAAACGCCTGCGCCCAACATTGACGCGCTGATAATAAAACTTAAAATTGATAATAGTTGAGAAATACGAGCCATGATTAAACTTGCCATAATTAAAGCCATGTCAGTGATGAGCATAGCTATATTATTTTTAATTATAGGTTTATCGCCCTTGTATGTCACTATGAGCCTTATGACAAGGCAGATGCAACATAAAACAAATTAAGACCAAGGAACACCAGTAGTTGTTTTAGGTGTTTTAGATTCTGTTATCTGTGCAGCAATAGATGTCTCTATACTTGTAACTTCATCAGCACCTAGAGCAGCTTTAGCCCAAGCCACAGCATTATCTTTTGTTATATCTGCATAAGCAGTGAACGATCCACTATCAGGTTCAGAAAGTCCTACAGAACCATAAGAATAACCAGTATGATCTCCATCTGCATCACTAGCAGTCCAGTGAACAGTAGTTACAACATCAGATAAACTTCCTACAGTTTTTGTTGCATTTAAAGAAACAACATCCCAAGTAACAGCCATAATAATTTTAAATACTTTGATTATATATTAAGTGTTTTCTTCTTCAGAAACACCATCAACTTTTTTAAGACCTTCAAATAACTTTTGATTACCAATAATTTTAGTTGTAAGTTGATTTAACTGTTGTTGTTTTGCTTGTATGTCAGATTGGATTTGCTGTGCCTGTTGTATATCAGAATCAAGAATGGATTTTGTTTCTTCGTAAAGTTCCTGTGGGGTCATAAAAATTTTATATATAAACGTATTATACTAAGCAGCTTCAAGTGCTTCAACCTTGCCTATAAGTTCCTGTACAGAAGCAACTAAAAGAGGTACAAGTTTACTTTGATCTATTCCTTGTGGTTCTATTGATCCATCTTCCTTGACTGCATCTTTATCTCCAGAGATAGCCTCTGGAACTGCTGTTACTTCATGTGCAAAAAATCCATCAAGTGTTTGACTTGCGTCAGCTTTAAAATTAAATCTATATGGTTTAAGTGTTTTTAATCTCGAAATACCATCAGATATTGCAACAGCATTTTCCTTTAATCTGTAATCAGAAGAAGTATTAAATGCAGTACTTGTTCCATTTGTAGTAATACTTCCAACTTTTCCATTTGGGTTAAAAAATTCATGATGTTCGTTTGTTCCAGTTACACCACCTGATGTAAGTATATAATTTTTCCCTGCACCACCTTCAAAAACCCCAAATCCTGTCGTACTTGCACTTGGCGCTGAAGTGCAACCTATCATTACTTGTCCAGATGAATCTATACGCATGCGTTCTGTTACGCTTGTCGAACCTCCATTAGTTGAAAATATTAAATTTGCTGGTACATCATCGCTACCAATACCCGATTCAATTTTTGAGGAAATACTGGCTGCTTGGTGAAAACCCCCACCATCATTACCATGAAATTGAATTGCACCACAAATATCATTAGCTTGAAGAACAGTATTACCACCCACTGATCCATTCCTACTTTTAGCTAAAATAAGATTTCCATTAGAAATATCATTTGAAAATCTACTAATTGTTATTGAAGAGTCATCTCCACCTGTTCCAGATACTTGCAAACTAGAATTAAAACCATCATAATCATCTGTAGAAGTAACACCAATAAGCAACCGTCCCGAACTATCGAGCCTCATGCGTTCTGAGCCAGAAGTTCCAAACTTCATAGCTGTAGATTCATAGTTAAATAAAAATACATTTTCACTTGAATCAAGCCCAATACTTAATCCATCACCTACTGCTGTACCAGTTGTCGAATTTGTTACTTTTAATCCTTCGATACTGCCTGAACTTGACTCATGTAAATGCAAAGGTGATGCCGGACTTGTTGTACCTATACCTACTTTTTGTCCTGTGATTGACATTGTAGGAGTAAAAGTATCGTTAGTTACAGCAGTAAAGTCTATTCTTGCGTCTTCCGTATTGTTAGTAACATCAATTGCTGTAACTGCTATCCGAGCAAAAGTACTATCACCGCCAGATGCGTCATCTGCTCTAAAATCTATTCTTCCTAATTGATCATTGTCTGCTGGACTTGCTGAGTTTCTAAAAAGTTCAATTATAGGAGCAACATTTGCATCATCATCTGTACTTTCTACTTTTAAGATTGTGGTGTTGCCTGAGCCTACAATATGCATTGGAGCACTAGGACTTGATGTAGCTATACCAATCCGATCATTACCAGCATCTACATAAAATAAATTTGCATTTGTATCTCCTTCAATTCTAAAATCTACATCCGCACCATCTTCATTAAATACTGTTGCAGTTCCTAACTCCATCCTTTCAACACCACCAGTAGTGAAATTTAAAGTATCAGCAGCAGAACTAAATAGGCCTGTATTTGTATCGTCATCAAAAAATAATGACGGTGAAGAGGCACTGCCATCAGGTAATGGCAAAGCACCATCAAATTTTCTTAAATTTACAAAAGCGTTATTTGCAGCGTTTCTAAGCTGCAACATAGAATCTGTTGTATTTGCAAAAGTTTGAAGTGCGTATGTTGTAGAGGGTGCAGATGATCCAGAATTATTGCTTGCTATCGCCTGTAAAACGCTATTGATGTCTGCACGGACATTCGCGCCTGTGGAATTATCGATTATGAAATCATGTTGTGGAGACATCTTAGTTATACCAATGGATTTAAAAGTTATTTAATTATATTTTTAAAAGTAAATTACAAGCATTAAGTAATAACAAATAAAAATAAATTAATATTTAAACTTATTTTACTTGTATTCTTAAAAAAATCCAAGTCAAACAGCATTTCTTAACTACCACGCCCGAAGCCTGTAGCTGCATATTTAAAATTTCTGTTTACATTACTTGACCCATTCTTTATATCTATATCAAAACCTGTGCCAGTGATATTTGACAAAGTAAAGAAATCACCTGACTGTGCATTTTCTATAGTTATTCCAATAGAAGGTAAAACGGAATTTGCTGCAATACTAGTGCCTGACTGCCCTGTGAAGAATGAATTTGTGAATGTAACAGATTTTGTTGACGCTCCAGAAGCAATAAATCCACCAGCAGATGCCCCTGCATTACCAAGACTTGTTTCTGTTCTACTTTGTAGTTCTGCTGTATATCCTAGTTGGTCAATCTCAATACTTTGTGCAGGGTCGTCAGAATCCATATCACATCTAAATTTAAAACCTCTTGCCACAAAAGTTCCATTTACAAAAGGGTTAAACTGTGAAAACTCTGCTGAATATGTACAGTTGCCGCTAGTAGTTAAAGAAGTTGCAGAGGTTAATGTAAAAGTATTTGCATTTGGTACAGATTGAATTTCATAATCGCCATCAACACCTGTTCCAGAAGTAAAATCAACAGTAACAAAACCACCAACGCTATATCCATGCGAGGACTTAGTAATAGTAATGGTTGTTCCTGATATTTCATAAGTGGCTGAAACTGATAAATCAGGATCAGAATTTGTGGTTGCAACTAATAATTTAGCTCCCACATCTACAGCAACAGAAGTTCCATCAAAATCTGTCCAAGTATCTATATTTGCAGTTCTTTTATCTATTAGATCGTTGGGATAAAAACCTTGCGTTACAAAATGCCTTCTTAGATGTAAATTTTGCACACCTCCCAAATCTAAAGTATTAGCAAAAGTATATGAACCTCCTGTAATATCGACAGCCCCTAAGAAATCAAAATCAGCTATTGCATCAAAATCTGTCACTCCATCTAATAATTCAAGAGATCCAAGAACTAAACCATTAACTTCATCAGAAAAAAAACAATCTACTTTCGTACCTTGAAAAGGAGGGCTGTCTAAATCTTCCCTATCTGTTAAAACTGTAATTTTAGGAAATACATCAGGCTTTGTGTCTATTAAAGTAATTGTTGCTGTGCCAGAACTAAGTCTTCCGCCATCATCACGAAATTTTAAAAGATAAGTTCCGTTTACAATATTAGGCACGATTGACTCACTAATATTTCCAGAAAGTTGGGGCAAAACGTCCACTGCATTTGTAAAAGTTGCACCTGTTGTAAGGTTTGAACTACGAATGACGACGTTGCCCCCATGCACCACATCAACCGAAGTTGATTTATCAAAACGTAATCTTACAAATTGATCTGACAAAGGTTCTATCTGCACATTCTGTACATCATCAGGTAAAGCCGTTTTTCCAACAGTTGTGAATGTTGTTTTTGCGGGCGTAATACTTGGTTTTCCTAATGCGTTATAACTGAAGACTCTTACTTCATAATTTCCTTCTAAAGTTTCAAATATTGTAAAATCGGATCTTGTTACACGTTCAGAAATAAAATTTTCATTTTTAAATCTATACTGCACCATATATTCAGTAACACCGCTGACAGGTTGCCATTGAATAAATAATTTACTTACAGCCCTATTATTTAAAACAACAATTTGTTCTGTTCCCTGCAAGTTACTGGGTGAATCCTTTATTGCAGTTAATGTTGTTATTGTTCGCGCTGTTAAAGCGGTTCCATCTTCTACAAAATCATATTTATCTGGATCATGAGAAACACCGACAATCTGATAATTTAATTGGCTTACTTCTGTAACAGATATAACTCTAAAAATTTGTAGTTGTAATGATGTATTTTCTATAACCCAAACGCTGTTTGCCTGCGGAACAGATGAAAAAGCTGAATCTACAGTTATTGTTGTTCCTGAGATTGTACTAATAGATTTAGTTTCCAAAGAGCCGTCAGATAAAATTACAGATAAAGTTGCAGAATTAGTTGTTGCTAAATCTGTATTATTTTCATCGTCAACAATAATCTGTGTTGTTGAAACTCCTGTTTTAATTCTTCCACCCCTGCGAACGCCTGCCCGCATTGGGTCTTGTATATTGATAACGGCGCCGGGTCTAACAAGTGTTCCCGCTTCAAGTGTTGTTGTAAAAGTAACAGTTTGCGCTTCATTGGATTGTGTATATAAAAACCACTTGCCAAGCCTTGAAGCCTGCCCCCTTGATGTTGTTGCAAATCCTCTTAAATTTTTTACAACTTGCCCATATTTAGTTTGTAAAGCTGTGTCTTCTACAGTTTCATAATCAATCGTTTGAGTTTCATTATCAAAATATGCAACATTAACAACAGTATGTTTTGTTGACTTGCTTGTGTTGCTGTAAGTAAAACCTTCGGGCGTTACGTTTGATAAATTGAATAAATATGAAGCATCTGTTGGTTTGTCGCATGAAATTGAAATAGAACCCGCTGAATAAAAGGGCATGACACGCATAACAGAACAAAGTTCATTAATTAAGTTGTATGCTTCTTTTCTGGTATTTATTACGACATTACAAGCAAATCTTGGTTCTGTTCCGCCTTCACCATCATCAACTTGCGCTGATGCGTATTGACTAGCTGCAAAAAAACTAAAAACATCAAGTTGACTTTCTGCGATATGATCTCCAAATCCTTTTGAAGTAGTTAATAAATCATATAAAATCCATGCAGGGTCATTTGTCCAAGCTTTGTCAGCTTTAAAAGATCCATTAAATGTGCCAGAATATTCAAGTGAGCCGTCAGATCTTACAGTTGCATTATGAGGAATTTTGATCTTTGTACCGCGTAGCCGGTACATTCGACGGGGCTGTGTTGGGAAGGTTTCAGCGTCAAAGCGTAAAGCAACATGAGCCGAATTTGCGTATGCTCTCTGTTCATTTATTATTTCTGTAAAAGATGACCATTGAAAGGCGTTGACATGTGTTGATTCTGTACTGTCTGCCGTTGTTCTATTTACTCTTATAGTGACAGGGAAAGAAGTAGAAGATTTTAAATTTATTTTGTAATCTCTAAAATATGTACTTGCAGTTCTGCCTTTTACTGTGTCTGAAATGACTGTTGTTGTTGTTCCATCGTTTTCTATTGTTTGAATTGTAAGAGCTACTTCTGAACCATTTATATCGCCGTTATCTTCAAACTTTTGTAGTTGTGGAAAACCTATTGTCACCCTGACAGCATTTATTGAAGTATTTGTAATTGATCTTGAAACAGGTGTGCTTTGAGTAACTACAACACCGACTGCATTTTCTGTTTCTATTTCAGAAATACCTTGAATTGCTGTTTGATCTGCAGTTCCAAATCTAGGTTCAAAAGTAATATTTTTAAAATTAAAATCTGTATCGCTTGGACTAGTGCCTGCTGATTGTTGCAGAACTTGAGTTCCATTAAGAAAAACGTCTTTCAATGAAGATTGATTATATTCTGCTGAACCCTGTGAACCTGTCGCAGAAGGAAAGCCTTCAATCTCTCCTTCTCCTAAAAGTTCAATCAGGGTTTGAAATTGCTTTGATTGCAATGCGTCCTTTGGTAAATCAGGATTAGGAATACCAAAAAGGTTTTTAAAATCATTTACACTTCCAAATCCAGTAGCTTGTGGCATTAGGTTGTTCCCTCCGCTTGAACAGTATCAATTCCAGAACTTATTACAACGGATCCTGTAAAAACTTCTCCATAAATAATAGGAACAGCAACGCCTGCAACACTAACGTTAGAAATCCCAGAAAATCCAAATGATGCAGCAGCTTCAGGGTCATTCTGCGAAAAGCTATCAGAAACATTTCCTGTGGGAACCGAAGGCGTTGGCGCAATCAATGAAGTAATACCACCAATAACTAGATCAGTTGCAAAACTTGTTGCAATAGAGCCAATAACAGGGATTGAACTAATAGCTCCTGCCGCTGCTATTGCCGCACCACCGACAGCCGTTGCGGCTCCTACGGCTGCACTCGCGACCGCTGCCCCTGCACTAAAAATACCTCCTATAACTGGCGCAAGAAATCCAGAACCAGAAGCCATCGGAATAATTTGAATATCGCCCTGTCCTTTCATGCCGATAAAATCAAGATCAACCTGTAAATTATTCATTTTTATTTTGTAAAATTGATCGGCCATGTGTTTCTCAACTTCAGGAAAATTTGCCAATAAAAAACGAACAGCTTCGGCAGGGCTAGAAACAGCCGCTTCAAAATATGGTTGTCCTAAAAATTTTCTTAATCTTCCATAAATTCGTATTTTTTTAAGCTGCATATCTATAAACCTTTTTTGTTAATTTTATATATTTTAAATCATATAATTCTCTACAACTTAACTGTCTAATATTGTGATGTAAAATTGTTTGATCGCCAATATAAAGAGCTACATGATTTAATTTTTCATTTGCTCCTTGCATTAATAAAACATCATCATTATTAATATTATCTTTGGAAACTTCAATAAAACCTGAGCCACTTAAAACTTCTTCAAAATAAGGATTTTTACAAAAAGTTTTCATATTTTTTGGTCTTTTCCAAAATTTTAAATTTATTTGTTTTTTTTCTAAAAAATAATCAGTAATTAAACTCCAACAATCATATTTACCCCAAATCCATGTTCTACCAAAAAGTCCAGATTTATATCCACAAGGTTCAAAATTATGCCATTCTTTATTTTCTACGCTGTATATATACCAAGGCAAGCCAAGATGTTCGCAGCTTGCTTTGTCATTATCTGAAGGATAACAAGAACCGACAGGGTGACTATGAACAATGCCAATAATTTCGCCTGTGTCTTCACATTCTGCCCAATCATCAGGGTCAATAACAAAATATTCAAATCCACTTTCTGCAATATTTTTACAAGGCCAATAAGTTTCTTTTCCTTTTATTATCGCCAAAAGGCCGCAAGATTCTTTTGGCATACATTCTTGAATATGTTTAATAGCTTCATCTTTCCAAGTCATTGATTAACAAAAGTACCTACGCCGGGAAAATCTTTGCGTGTTACTTGACGCTTCGGCGCTCTTATATTCATCAAGTCTAAAGCGGAAACAAGTTCAAATTGCACAATATCTCTATTTTCAACAATTTTACGATCAATAAAATAAATTTCTTGTGGAAGCTCTGCTGTTGTATCAGGTGTACCAAAAGGGTTTTGATTTGAAGGGAAATTTGCTGCGTCTAAAAATTGACTTAAGGTTCTTATGCGTACAAATTTTGCTCCCTGTAGGTCGTTAAATGGCGTTGTAGCGTTCACTGTTGCCATCAATGCCGTAATAGTTCCAAGAATATTTGAAACTGTTATAGTCGGGCGTGGTAAAGAACCGCGTCCAGAATATTCAAACCCTTCCGCTGATATTGGAAATTTTGTATATGTATTACCCTGCCAAATTATTGAAGCATTGCTGTTCATCCCAACCCCAGAATGAAATCTTGTGACATCTGTTGAACCATGAAGGGCAGAAACTAAAGTCAATGTATAAAGTTCAATAATTGACTTATTAGATAATTTTTGAAGTTCTTCTGTAGGTAAAGCCATCAGGGTTCGAATACTTCTCTAAATGTACAATTTAATGTTGCCCTGTTATTAAATGGTATTGTTTTCGTCCATGATTGGCAAACAAACTTGCCTGCGCCTGATAAAGTCACAGAAACATTTCCGCTGTTTGTAGCGCTTGCGGCAGCCGTTACAGTGAATGTATTATCATCCGCCGTTGTTGCAATAACAAAAGAACCATCAACAGCAGAACCAGAAGTGTAATCAATGGTTACGACATCACCAATAGCTAGACCATGATTTGAAATTGTTATTGTGACTGTTGTTCCTGACTGTGAATATGTGCCTGTTTTGATGAACCCTTCGCTGGGCGGTGTAAATGTAAAACTTGCTTGATCGTTGACGCGACTTCTTAAAAATCCTTCTATTACGTCGGATTGTTCTTCCGAAATATTAGCAAAAACAAGATCATATACTTTAGGGTCTTGTGTTAAAGGTAAACCAAAAAGCGCCCTGAACTCGTAACCATCGCCGAGGTTAGTTGTTCTGATTCGCGGTGCGCTTGTTTTTCTCATTCCGTAGGTAGGAGAGATACTTGGAAAAGTTGCCATATTACCTTGTTAAAATACCTCCCGGCCTTTTTTCTTTGATGAGTTGAGCCTGAACAGCGGCACCGATAGCAGCACCCAAAGCTTGCGCGTCTGCGTTGTTTCCAGAAACAGAAGAACCAGAAGCGTCTACGTTTACTGTAACCATATTACTAACAGAACCCCCGCCAATTTTATCGTTCGCTGTTACAAATCCTCTACTTGAACCCATAGTCAATATTTCCGGCCCTTTTTCACCAACTACAAAGCTTTTGCCTGCGGCCACCGGCCCACCATTTGCCCTTCTACCAAATAAGCCGCCCAATATATTTCCAACAAAACCACCGATACCCTTTCCACTTCCTCTTTTACTTGCAGATTTTCCAAAGTTTTCACCAAATTGACCAATTAATCTATCAAGTTGAGCATCAATAATCTTGTCTCTAATTCTATTTAATACATTTGTCATTGCTTGCCCGAATGATTGTGCGCCTGTTATAGCTTCGCGTAAATTATCTTTAATACTTGTTTCTATTTCTTCCCCAATTGACTTAAATTTTTCTTTTAATTTGTTAGCTTCTTCATTATTTTTCTTAATTAATTCATTTTTATCTTTTAAACCTTGATTAGCTTTTTCAATGTCAATTAATTCTTGCGCCCTAAATATACCAAATTGTTTAACTAACTCTTCAAATTTTTTATTAATATCAAATTTTTTTCTTTCTTCATCTGTTGCAAGTTTTGATTTTTCAATATTATCTTTTAACTGACTATTAGTTTTTTCTAAAGCTTCTTTTGCTTTTTCAAATTCTTTTGTTAGTTTTTCAGCTTTTGCATCTGCTAAACGTTTTCTCAATTCAGTTAATTTTTTATTTGCTGCCGCAATCTGGGCTGTTATGTTATCACTGCCACCAAGCCCGAAAAATTGATTTGTGAAAAAGTCAAATACAGGATTAGTTTTTGAAAGTGCTTTTTCAAGATTACTGACTTCTTTTTCAAGTTTTGATATTTCTGTTTCAACTTCTGAAACTTCACCTTCTTTAATTAATCTATTAAATTCTTTTTGTGCATTTATGGCTTCAATTAATTTTGTAACAAAAGCTCCTAAAGCTATAACAGCAACACCAATACCAGTTTTTGCAAGAGCGATTTTAAAGGCTGTAAGAGCGAAAGACAGCTTGCTTACACTTACAGTTGCAAAATTTGCGGCTACACCTTTAGCGGTTAAACTTTGCGCCGCTATTTGAGACTTAATTGCAACTAATTGAACTTGACCAATAAAATTAACTAGCGCTCCTATAGCTATTGGTGCTACAACAGATAAACCTTTAACAGCTAAAACAATTCCAGAAATAACAGCGACAGCTTGTGCCAAGTCTGAATCAGTAAATTTAATTATTTGATCTACAAGTAAAGCTGTATTTTCTGCCGCATCTGCTAAAAGGGGAACTAATTTACTTCCTAAATTTAACTGTAATTCTAAAACTGCATTATTAAATTTTTTAAATGCTTCTGCGGGTGATTGGTCAATTATATCTTTAATTTTATCGTCGCCTTCTTTTGCTGATTTTGCTAAAGCTCTTAATAAAATATCTGAAGTCAATAGGCCTTTTGAAGCAAAATCTTTTAATTTACCTGTAGCAATTCCAGTTTCATCTGAAACGCTTTTTAATAGGCCGGGAACCTGTTCTGCAATACTCCTAAATTCATCACCTTGTAAACGTCCAGAACCTAATGCCTGCGCTAACTGTGTAAAAGCTGCGCTCGCTTCAGCGGCATTTAATCCCGCTAATTTCGCAACAGAGTTAAATCCAAAAAAAGCAGTTTCTATATCACCTAAAGAAACGTTTAGGGGGCGTAATCTTGCAAAAATATCTGTTATTCCTCTTGTCGCTTCAACAATTGATAAATTAAATTTATCTTGTGCTTTTCTAACTAATTCTTGAGCGCCTGCAAATTCTCCAAATTCAGAAGTAAGAACTTTCATTCTTAATTGTAAAGCTTGAAAATCAGAAGCCGCTGTAACTGCATTTCTAGCAAGTAAAGTTAATCCAATACCTGCAATAGCTGTTTTTAATCTATTAACACCCGCGTTTAATTGTGTTGTTTGATTCTGTACGCCTTTTAATGCGCTTGTGGCTTGCGTTGCATTTACAGTAAGTTTTACATTAGCCTGTGCCACAAATAAAAAAAGACTTTCTTATATATTACCTTCTATTTGCTTTTTGACGATTAGATTCCCTTTTTTCGTTTTCATATTTAACTTCATAGTATGCAGCCCAATATATAAGCTCTTCTTCTGATAAAGAAGTTCTTAGTTCATAAAGTGTTTTACTTAATTCTGTTGCGAGGAAAAACTCGAAGTTTAGCCAGTTATCCCCTCTTATTCTTTTTTTGCTGTATCTAAATCAAGTTTTATATCATGTAAAAATAATTCAATTTCATTTAAAACTTTTTCAGGTAATTCTCTTTGTAGGTTTGGCGCGTCTGCCATGCTGAAAGCCTTTGTACCATCTTCTAACTCTGCCATTTGACAAAGTAGTTGTGTTGATACTGTTAAGGCTTCGTCTGTGCCTGCTAGCTCCTGTGCGCGTTTTCTATCATGTCTAGTAAGTGGCGGAAAATATAAATCAACTATTTTTTCTCCTTTACTATTTTTAAATACATATTTTCTTCTAGTCGTCATTTCCTCCTTAAATGTTTCTGTAAGGAGATCAATTGTTCTTTTTGTTGCCATTTGGTTTTATTAGTTGACTAATAAATACAATGTATCAGATAGCGCTTGTGATGGCACCACTTGTTATAAAGCTTACATTTATAATTTCTAATTCACCTAAAGTTGCGCCATATTCTGCGCCTGTAATAATCCCTGAAAAGCTTATTTTCTTTGCGCTAGTACCACCATCAGGAAATAATTCAAACAAAGCGTCAGCCGCATCACCTGTTACCAATACATCATCAATAAAGGCTTGATAATCTGAGTTACCAGAAGGATCATATATAAGTTCTGCGGAACCTTCGCCAGAAATCAAACCACCTACAAAAGTTTTTGATGTGTCATTCTGAACTGTTGTTTCCATTGTGTCTTTAGTAATAGATAAAGACCAAGATCTAGTTCCCGCAATGTCGGCTTCTGTTCCCGCCGCATTGTGAAACATTATTTTTCCGACATCACCTTTAACAGCAGCCATAACAACAAAAAGAAATATTTATAAATATATTAACTCTTTTCAGCTTTTTTTACATCTTTTTTTGTTTTTTGTTGACTCTCATAATATTTACGACATTCAGGATCCCAATAATTCGCTTCTCTTCTACCTTTTACAGCTTCGATTGCGTCAAGCATTTCTTCTGTAATTTCAAGTTTTGCCATGATTTAAAGTTCCTCGAATATTTCAAAGGTCATTCTTAATTGTGTTTGAAATTGACCTTCTGGGCTAGATGTTACCACTTCCGGCCCAATTGGTGAATCAAAAATAACATTTGAAACTGTAATCCTATTATATAAGTCTCTTAATCTTTTACCAATTGTGTAATTATCACCTGAACCGATTCCCTGCGGTGTAAAAATATTCATTACAACAATCCCGACAAGACTATTAGTTCCACTTGCATCACCATGAGTTAAATATGACCCCGCACCGAAGCTTGTAAGGCATTGAACAAAAGATGTAACTGTGTTGCTATCAAACGACATATTATGAAAAACAACAGGGATTGCGGGGCTAGAAGCTAACTCTGAAGCAATTCTGGCTTCAATAGTTGCTCTTACTGTGTTTAAATCTAATGCGGCCATTATTTACCCCTGATTTGTTTATAAAGATCTTGAACTTCACCTTGAACTTCTCTTGCAAGTAAATCAAGATGTTTTGCTTTTAGTCCTTGATTGCTTCTATATGTCTGACCCCAAGAAGGCGGTAAACTTGTTCCCATCATGACAGGTTCAGCATAAGGAACATTATTGTGTATATGATATTTATTTTTAAATTTTTCATTACCGATTTGAAAATTTAATGTTTTTGGTGGTCTTACAACAGTGCCAAGGCCACCGCTTCCATATTTACCTTCTGATGCGGGTGCGCCATCTTCTCTGTTTTCTCCTATCTTCCAAGAAACCGCAAGCCTTCCTGTGTCTACTGGCGACCCCTCCTTAACTATTCGATCAGCAGTTAAAACAACAGCGGACAAAAGAGTATTTATTTGTTCTTCTGAATAATCGCCAATTTGATCTAATCGAATTTGTCTCATGTTCTTAAATAACAAACAAAAGTTAATTTATCATTTGCAAGTTGATTTGTTTCTATTCTAATAATTGAATAAGTGACAGAACCAACTATAATTTTGTCTTTGGTTGTAGGAGTAGAAGAAAGACTTGCTGCGGCAATTTGAATTTTTTTGTCTGTTGCTTCAATTAATTCGTTTACTTCTCTTAAATTTATATCTTCTAATACACCCCTTATTGATGTATCTGTGTTTGTCTCTGCAATAACCCCTGTAGTCGTGTTGTACGACCCTGCGGAAACAGATCTAAAGGTTATATCAGCCGCAAGCTTTTTATTTGTTAAAACCTTTTTAAGTGCAGAAGATATTCCCATTAGACTTTATAAGCAATGCAAGCGCCACTTGTCAAAGTAATACTTGTGAATAATCCAAAAATTGTTTGACCCGCCTTGAAGGTTTCGCCGTCAATACTATTTCCTGTGTAATTATGTGAAGCGGTATTAACTTCTGTATCTTCCTTGAAAAAAATACTTTTAAATCTGCCTGTGTGTGCGGCTGTGTCTGT